CTAACATAAGATGAACAGTCTGCTAGTACAGTTTCACAAAATTTTACGCATTGTTTAAGTTGTGTTTTAGATAAATGACTATACCCTTCCACTAGTTGTTCGTCAGTACCTTCTAGCACTTCGTTAAATTCTTGTAAGCGTAAATCCCATACTTTGGTAATGTTAGAAATCATCTGAGGACTAATATTCATACCACGAATTAATGCGATAGGTTTAAAGTCTGCCGACATTTTTGCGCCAGCTACAATAAAATCGTCAAACATTCCTTCAAGTTCGCCAGCGCACTCGGATACTTTTTCTCGAAGATGATCTTGAATAGTTAATTTTACTTGGGCCGTTTCTTCGTCGGTGGCGGCGGCTTTTTTTATTTCTTGTTTAGATTTAAGCATTAATGAAATTTGCTCATCTAAAATGCATTGTTCGTGTTCGTTGAGCATTAAACCTAACACACTCATACGACATACCCAAGCTGGTGTTACACGAATTTGACTATCTGGGATTCCACGAATTAGTTTGGCATCAGTTTTACGATGATTAATTTCTAAATATTGGGCAATCATATCTTTAGCATCTTTTTTGCCATAGTGATAATTGTACCATTGAAACGCATTAGCAAACGAACTAATGCGATTAGTTTCGTCTGGCTGAATTCGCCACTCTGGCTCAAAGCCAACATATTTGGTTTCAGCACCCTTGGGGTTTAATCTCTTAATTGTAGTTTCGTTTTTTGCCATAGTGTTAGTAGTGTAATATATAAGTTAGTTAATGTCAACCTATTAGTGCCGCAAAGGTAATGTGTTGTTCCAAATTATCCAATAACTGATTTATTTCTTTTTTCAATTCAATAAATTTTGATGTATCTTTTTTAAGTCTACGACACTCTACAGATTCTTGACTAAGGGCCGTGATAACTTTATCTATTCCGGCCAACATTTTGCGTAAATCACGATATACTACCTTGTTTTTTACAGCAGATATTTGCTTTTCTGCGTGATTTATCCTGTCTAAAATCTCATCCATAACAGTAATTATATGTTATTTGGAATTATTAGTCAACCTTTGGCGAACTAAATACTAGTTATGCCACGATTGTCACTTTACAGACCCAATAGAACGTCAGATTATCAATTTTTGGATCGAACAATTTCCGAACGGTTTACTGTTGGCGGGTTAGATATATATGTACACAAGTACATGGGTCCTATTGTGGATACCACAGATAACCCCGGAAACAAAGACGCCACATTGCCAGTTTACACTTCGGAAAATCCATTGTTTATTGAAGATTTACTATTGTTAGAAAATAGAGATCGTGCGTACGATCCCAACATTTATATCATGCGTGGTGTTTATACGCAAAACGATATTAATTTTGATTTGACACAATTTGGATTATTTTTAAACAACGATACATTGTATATCACATTTCACTACAATAATATGATTGATACTTTTGGTCGTAAATTAATGTCAGGCGATGTGCTTGAGTTACCCAATCTCAAAGATTATTATCCATTGAATAGTAATATTACTAGAGCATTACCTAAATATTATGTAATTCAAGATGCTAGTTATGCTTCGGAAGGTTTTAGTCAAACTTGGCTTCCGCATACCTGGCGAGTCAAAGCCACGCCAATGGTTAATGCTCAAGAATACAAACAGATTATGGATCAACCGTTTATGCCCGATAACATTTGGGACAACGGTAACTTTTATCCTCGAGGTGATGTAGTTAAGTCCGGTGACAATTATTACGAAGCTAAAGCAAATGTTCCTCCAGGTACTGATATTACTGATCCAAATTATTGGGCACTTATCGAAAACCCAACTACGCTAGCAGATGCTAATAGTACTCGCAATAAAGATTTAGCTATTAATGATGCTTTAATTATACAAGCAAATGCTGATGTTCCACTGTCAGGTTATGACAATGTTAGTTTTTATATATTACCAACTACACCATCTGGTCAACCTAGTAGCGAAGGATTAACTACTAGCAATACTAATGTTACAGTAGATGGGGATCAGCAAGGTCAAGGCGAAACGCCCAAGAGTTTTGGATACACCATGGGGTACTTGACTGGCGATAAGATGGCGCCAAATGGATTGCCAGTTACGCCAGGTGTTAGTTTTCCAATGGGCCCGTCTACTGGAGATTATTGTTTGCGGCTAGATTATTTTCCAAATCGTTTGTTCCGTTATAACGGAACAATGTGGACAGCCATATCCGATGATGTGCGTACTGAGTTGGATTGGGGCTTTGATAATAAAACTCAGCGTAGTTCGTTTGTTAACAATCCATATACAGTATCTACATCAGATCAAGGTAACATACCAAGCCGTCAATCATTGTCTGAATTACTTAAACCGGAAGCTGACAACGGCAATCAAGGCGGCAATAAACCGCCTAACCCAAGACCCCCAGGACGATAATGCAAACTTTCTTTTACGATGAGCAGCTAAGACGCTATCTAATTCAATTCGCTCGTATGTTTTCAGGCTTTCAAGTAGAGTTTGGACGCAACGAAGCAGGCGCGGTAGGAACTGGCGATACACTATATCGTGTACCTGTACGCTATGGAGATGCTAGTAGACAGGCACAAACTATACTACAAGAAAATAGTGCTAGTAATATGCCTTCAACTCCACTGATGACTTTTTATATTACCGCGCTAGATTTTGACCGTCCTCGTATGCAAAATCCAACTTATGTAGATAACAAAAGTATTCGGCAAAGAGAGTACGATCAAGCAACAGGAACTTATGAAACTACACAAGGTAATGCTTTTACAATTGAGCGTTATATGCCTGCTCCTTATAAATTATCAATTAATTTAGATATTTGGACCAGCAATACCAATCAAAAAATGCAGTTGTTAGAACAAATATTACCCCTGTTCAACCCAAGTTTAGAAATACAAAGTTCAGATAATTTTATGGATTGGACCAGTTTAAGTATTGTAGAATTGGTATCTACTGGATGGAGTAGTCGTAGTGTTCCGCAAGGTACTGAAGATCCTATTGATATTTCCACAATTAAATTTGCCTTGCCTGTTTGGTTATCGTTGCCTGCCAAAGTTAAAAAACTTGGTGTTGTAGAAACTATTATTGCTAGTATCTATGACGGCAAGGGTGACATGGTCAATGCTATTCGCAACAATGATTTGTTGTTGGGAACCCGACAGTATATTACTCCATATGGTTATCAAGTTGTATTAATTGGCAATAAATTACAGATTTTAGCTCGCTCAGCTGTAGTTGATGAAACAAATAATGAATTACCGCCACCAGATCCAGTGGAGTCAAGTAATCTAAATTGGACTCCTGTAGTTGATATGTATGGAACATTGCGACCAGGCATTAGTATGATTGCTCTTACACAAGAAGATAGCACCCAAGTATTTGGCACAGTGGCGTTTGATCCGACAAATGATCAATTCTTATTGTTTACTGTTATTGAAGAATCTATCCCGCCCAACACATTATCGCCGGTAAGTTCTGTTATTAATCCCTTGGCAAGTGGCCCGGGACAAGGTTTGCCCCCAGCAACTACAGGACAAAGATATTTGTTAACCGAAAGTACTGGTAGTGACAATGGTTACGCACAAGCATGGGCTGGCACTAGTGGACAAATATTAGTAGCGCATCCTAACGATATTATTCAGTACGATGGCAATCAGTGGATAGTTTCTTTTAGTGCCGATTCTAGTCCTGTAAATACACAATATGTTACAAATATTACTACTGAAATACAATACAAATGGACTGGGAATAATTGGGTTAAATCATATCAAGGTCTCTACCCAGGTGGCCAATGGGCACTAATAATTTAAAAATAGTTAACGCTGTTGGCATTTGGTTTTATTCACAATCAACCAATCGATATTTGTATTTGGTTCGCAATGATCCAAAGCATCCAGATTCGTGGGGATTACCTGGCGGAAAAATAGAATCGGGCGAGAGTATTATGGCGGCCATGGTTCGCGAATGTGAAGAAGAAATTGGCAGTATGCCCGACTATATTAAATTAATGCCCTTGGAAAAATTTACAAGTGCCGATGGCGGGTTCGCGTATAATACATTTTTTTGTGTGGTAGCCAATGAGTTTAGTCCCCAATTGAATGATGAACATTCGGGATATGCTTGGATCGATTCGGGAACTTGGCCCAAACCACTACATCCAGGATTATGGTCTACTATAAATTTTGAAGCTGTTAAAAGTAAAATTTCTATTATACAGCAACAACTTCAAACATCACAATAAGTAACAAAATCTCTAAAATTAAAACAACGAGTATTGGGACAACTTAGCCATTCACCGGGCATGTTTAATTCATTG